TTCCTAGATAGATTTTTTGACGCGTGTCAAAAGGAATACCATTGAATCGTGTTGTGGCTGCACTTGTGTATGCACCCATCCTTGGCCAGACGATCCAATTTCCAAATGAAATTGAGGCGGGAACTTCACACTCTTTGTAGATGATGTCACCTCCGTCACACGTGGATCCAAACATGGTCACCATTTTTGTTTCAGGACTTGAATCAGCATCGAGGACGTAGAATTCTGGCTTGGCATGGTCGAAGAGGATACAGTTGAATGCTCCGTACAGGGATTCGCTTATGGTGATACCAACACCCTTCACGCCGATGACTGGTGTTAGGAGGGTTGCCACATGTTCGACAAAGTACCTCCCAGGTTCCGCTATGAATTTGAATTCGGAATTGAAATTGTCATTGAGAGCTTGATTAATCATGGATGGTATGGGGCCGAGGTCGAACACGTGGTTCGAAGAAAAACCCCCTCCAATATCTATTATCCGTGGTGTGTAACCGTGTCTTTCTGCCAAGTCGACCGCCCGTCGTGCCTTGACAAGTGCCTCGACAAATGCGTCAGCGCTTTTCGCCATCGATCCCACGTGGAATGAAATTCCCACAAGGTTCAGGCTCAAGCGTGAGCACATGTTAAGTAATACGGGCCACTCGCATTCTTCGGCACCGTATTTATTCCCCAAATTGCAACGAGCTTGTGGATCATCTGCACGGATGCGCAAAATTACATCCATGTTGGCATGCTCGAGTGCTATTTTTCGGAGCTCGCACACGCTATCAAACGTGGTCTGCTTCACATTCTTCATATGCGCGAGCCTGATATCCTCAGATCTCTTGCACGGATTTGCGTAAATAATCCTTTCCGGTTCTACTCCTAATTTCAAAACTAAATTAAACTCGGCGGGCGTAGCACAGTCGAATGACGAACCAAGCTTTGCAAGGTGGCCAACGAGTGTCTCGTCAGGATTGCACTTTACGGCATAGTACGGAGTTACAGTTGGGAAAGCCTTCTTCCACTCCTCGTAAGCTTGTGTAAGTACATTCAGGTCGTAAACGTAAAAGGTATCAGAAGGCTTGCGTGATCTGAGGAGTTCGTGAAGAACCCCAGCCCCCACCATCCAGAGGTACTTGTCCTGACGATTTTTATTTTCAGGTGTAATAGCATATGTCGGCTCCTGCTCCAACCTGCCAACAACAGGCAGATGGTGAGGCTGCGTATGACTCGTTTGTCATGTGTTGCACGTTCATGTGTATCGGCCTGTGGGGAATCATGGCAAGTGGTACCGGTAAGACTCCAAATGGAAAGATGCCACCATCTGCATATTTCATGTGGGCGATTGCAGCCTGCTGCGGAATTAGTTTCCTGAAGGCACTTTTCGATTATGCCAAGCAAAAGATGAAGAAGTGTTAAAGAAGATCAAACCTACAGAAGTATATGCCTCGCCCAATTCTGTTCCTCCTGGACCGTTCTGGCTCGATGGAGACGACCCGCGATGACACAATCGGCGGGTTCAATGCATTCGTGAGTGATCAGCGTGCTCTCAACCCAGACGCACTGATGACTCTTTGGCAATTTGATCATGAAGTTCTCGTTTCGTACACCAATAAGCCACTCTCTGAGGTGCCACCCCTGACGCACGAGACGTTCCAGCCACGTGGATCGACGCACCTCCTGGACACGATCGGTGAGGCTATGAAGAGCAACCCACTAGCGGAGCCACCGATTGTGGTCATCTTCACGGATGGCGAGGAGAATGGTTCACACAAGTTTAACAAGTCAGGTGTCAAGGAGATGGTGGAGCAAAAGACCAGTGATGGCTGGACTTTTGTATACCTGGGCGCGAACCAAGACGCGTTTGCCGAGGCGGGTGCACTCGGAATCGGCGCTGGCACGACGATGAACTACGACACGAATGACACACCTAATGCTTTCCGTACACTGTCTGCTACTGTGAGTCAACAGGCTACTTTTTGATCGTGGCGAGCGCTGCAAGAGCACCCTTGAGCTTGTTGGCAGTGTGCAGGGCATTGTTTGTGGTTTCGAGCATGTGATTTGCTGCCGCCTTCTGCTGAACGAGGCCAGACTCGAGGGCGTTAATTGGGTCCGCCACCTGCTGAACAGCTGCTGGCTGATTGGCCATTTTGCTGCTGCCGCCGCTGTTGCTATTCCCACTGCTACTCCCACCCATAAAGAACATAGCAATGCCCGCAACCAGCATAAGCACACCAATCACAACACCTGCAATAAGACCCTTGTACTTTGAACTCGTCTTGTCAGTCACCTTGCTCATAGGCACTGCACACCCAATCATGATAGCCAAACCGACAACAGCGATACCACCAGCGAGAGCCTTGCTCGGCATTTACTTTAGGCTGACAATTTTATTCTGAATTTATGGCCAAGTACCTTTTCAGTTTCCCTGGCAGCTGACCTGATACTGGGCTTGGACCAAAGGAGCCACCTGGACCAAAATCCTGCAGAGTACTTTCCTGAAGGACCCCAGCTCTCCCGCCTGCGGTGACGGGTCAGGTACCGAAGCATACGCGCGGGATCCTTGTGCAGGGTGTAGTCCAAGTACCCTTGCCGACCAAAGTTGATCACCTTGCCGTCTGGGAATTCAGCGCGGAACTTGTGTGGCCATCGAGCCCGTCTGACGGTGATGACAGGCTTCATTTCAAACTAATTCTAATGGCGATATAAATTAACAATGCGAGGATCAGAACGTTGAACACGAGCCATCCGCCTGCAATTGTAGTTATGAATTTGTTCTCGAGAACCATATTTAAGATTTGTCTGCTTATAGAGTCATCTTCATCTGGCGTCGTCATGGATCGGTTTATTAAGAAGAGGCAACCAAAAATAAATGGAATTTTTACGGACCTCGGGCGATGCATCTGCGTTTTGGGTAAAACAGGTATAGGCAAATCACGGGCAATTCGCGAGACGTACGGCGATAATTTTATCGAGTTGACGAGTGACATCTTACGAGGAAAACAGAGTACGATTGATTTTTTAGAACGACTCCAATCGACCGACACGCCAGTCATACTGGATGAATTCGAGACGATGTCTGACTTGGTTGGTATCCGTGAAATCACTGGGCCACCCTCAAAGGGTCAGTTTATCATCGTGTCACAAATACCGATCGATACTAAATTTGAATTTGAAGTTGTGACGTACAAATTTCCTGTACCGACATTCGAGGATATGAAGAAGATTGCACCGAACGCAACCGATGAGGTCATCCGCAGGGCCAATGGAGACGTTCGACAAGTTCTTCGAAGCCTCACGATGAAATCGGACGACCAAGATGCGTTCATGACGACGCGTGAATTTGTGACGAGTCTCGTCGCCAAAGGTTCCACAAAGAGACCGATCGATTACCTAAATCATCACGCGCAAGAGCCTGGAAATATGGTTTCAATTTTACAGGAAAATTACCTCGACGCGAGAGGAGCCGATTTGGCATGTATTGCAAATTTTATGAGCACAGCTGAGGTTTTCGAAAACAGGTTGTATGAAGGCGACTGGCAACTCATGCCGTATTACACCTTGTTCGGGTGTATTTTGCCAGCAGTGGAAATTGGTCACAGATTAAACCCGGACAAGATGCGTCCCGGGAGTTCATGGACCAAGCACCAGAATATGTGCATGAGACAAAAAAGAATTCGTTCGATTACAGATAGGGTTCCTTATTATCACTTGGATACGGACGCACTGTTGCTCCTGCGAGACATGGCTGAAGCGGGGAATGTTGAGATTCTCCGAGAGTACAAGCTTGAGTCAAAAGATGTCGACGTTCTCAATCATCTATCTCCTCTGCGGAAACTCAAACCAAAGATTGTACAGGCTTTGAAGAAGGCACTTAGTCCTCCTTAATGTTCTCCTTGTCGTCCTCCTGAACATCGGGCACCTCCTCCTCCTCGTCGTCCTCGGGAATGGGGGCGGCTGGAGTCTCGACTGGCTTGGCGCTCACTGGCTTAACCAGAGGGAATCGGCGCTGGGGAGTCGCCTTGGTCATGAACCGCTTGTACAGGTAAAAGCCAATTACGCAAATCAGAACAATTGCGACAATGTTGAACATGTTAAAGGGGGAGGAGGCCACCGCCTCCTGGATGCGAACACGGGATGGGTCAATGACGGGTGGAACAGTACTGCTCATTATTAATGAAAAGAGGTTTTGTTCTCGACTTTTAGACGCGGGCGATGTACTAGTACATCGCAAAAATGGAGGTTGAGCAGTCATGGGCTGTACTTGATGAAATCCGCAACTCGGAGGAACTTATGGAAGTTAACACCATCGCTGATTACTTTTGCCGGCACTGTGGGGGGGCTAAAATTTTCAACGGCCAAGACGAACATGGGGGGTCAATCGACCTTCCGACGTGCACTGTGTGCGGGGCAATGGATGACTCGTACGTGTCGAACGAACCAGAGTGGAGAACGGGTGCTGACCATGAGGGGGGTGATCCGTGTCGCGTCGGGGCTCCTGAGAACCTGGACCACTTTTCACAGGCGTGGAACATGGGCACATTGATCAAGAAGCAGTGGTCTACGAAGCGAAACATCGGAATGCTTCTCATGCGCCAGCTGCAGTCAAACGTCAATCACAAGGATCGTAGCCTCTGGCATGCATACAACGAGATGGACCGGATCGGAACAGTCGTCCTGAGTCTACCAACGAGCATCATGTACGATGCCAAAGTCAAGTACCGCAAGTTTAACCAGAATGTACTGACACGAGGGGCGGTCCGAAACGGCATCAAGGCGAACTGCATCTTCCAGGCGTGCAGAGAACATGGTGTGGCGCGTACAACACAGGAGATTGCAGCCGCCTTTAAAATTCCGACGCGAGATATCAGTCGCACGTTTGAATTGTATCAAGAACAGAATCCAGAGAAGGAGGTGCACGTGATCGGGCCCGCAGATCTCATCGGGCGCTTCTTCAACTCGGTCACATCTGTACCCGAGGAGCAGCGCGGGCGCGTTCGTATGAAGATTACTCATACGTGCAAGTCGCTCGACGACTCGGTCACATTGATGGGCCGGACACCAAAGGCGGTGGCGTGCGCCGTTATGTACGTGATGCTCACAAGGCTTGGATTTTCCATGAGCAAGGCGGAGATTTGCAAGATTTGCGACGTGTCAGGGCCGACGCTAACCAAGATTGAGTCGATTGTTAAATCTGAGCTCAAGTAGTTAAAAGACTAGTAATCTAAATCTTAAATGAGCCAGATTGTCCTCTTTCTGAGCACACCCTGCTATGGAGGGGTCTGCCTTCAGCAGTACGCCGAGTCTATTCTTCGGCTTCAGCGTACGGCTGCTGCAAATGGCATCCACATGATGCTCGACACGACTGAGAACGAGTCGCTAGTGCATCGTGCACGTAATCTGGCGGTGGCTCGGTTCTACCAGAAGACGCAGGCGACCCATTTCATGTTTATCGACGCCGACATTCACTTTGATCCGGAGGCGGTGATTCGTCTGGTCAAGTCGGACCACGACATTTCGGTGGCGTGCTACCCCAAGAAGTGTGTCATGTTCAACCAGGCGGAGGATTCAGTTCTGAAGGGGGACGGCCGTGATCTGGACCGCGTCTCGTCGTCTCTGGTGATGAACTTCAAGTATCAGAATAGCCCGGTGGTGAATGGCTTTGTGGAGGTTCTGGACGGCCCCACTGGTTTCATGGTGGTGAAGCGTGACGTGTTCACCAAGATGTTCCCACAATATCCTCAACTCGAGTGCGTTAACGACCACCAGAACAAGGATCTGGACACGTACTGTGCCGTGTTTGACTGTATGATTGACCCAGAGACGCGCCGGTACCTGTCGGAGGATTACGCGTTTTGTCGGCGGTGGCAACAGATGGGTGGGAAGATTTTCGCAGATGTGCAGACTGTTCTAGGGCACGTAGGGAACATCCGGTTCCACGGAGTCCTCGAGGATCGTTTGAAGGACACTTAAAAACATCACAAGTTTAATGTCAAATGACCGTTGTGCATGTCATCGCCGAGACGCGTAACAAGTCGATCAGTGCGACAACTCTGCACACCATGATGAATATTCACATGGGGTGTATGGTTCGTCAGAAGCATCTCGATATTCACTTTGTAGCTGACAAGTCGACGCTTCCTAAGATTATCAAAGGTGGTGATCGCATCGTCTGGATGGAGTACGGTACAAATATTGACGCCGACTCGGTAAACAAGGCTCTTGACGATTTTGAGTACGGGTTGAACGTTCTCGTCTTTCCATCCGTCAAGGAGGGTATCAACTGGGACCGTTTCGTGAAGCGTACCAAGGCGGGTTCAAAGGAGCCTGCTCATCAGCGTGGCTTGGATTTTGACACGATTGTCGGTCGGCCACTCGGTCCAGGTGTGTATGACTGTCTGAAGACTTCTGCGCGCGTGTGGGCCATGGATGCAAAGCCGGTCGACAAGAAGATTCGCAGTGGAAAGGTGCCAGTGACTCTGCCACTGCTCAACAACGAGGCGATGTTCGATTGTCTCAAGAAGGAGGGGATCAAGGTGGGAGTGTTGAGCACGGTAACGGTCATCTGCCACTACGTACACGAGTGCCTAGGGAATATCCTCGAGGCGTCAGGTGTTCAGGTGAATCCGTAGGTTGGTACCAGTCGACCGGGAACCGAAGGTTCCCTGACTGTTCACGGCGAAGCCTAGTGTGAAGCGAACAGAACAGTCCTTCGGCCTGGTAGGAAAATAGGTTTTGTTATCGACTTAAAAGTACGGATTACATAGAATGTATATCAAAAAAATGCTACTGAACTGCAAACAGATCGTCCTTTGTCAATTGTACATTCAGGAGGCGTGGAAATCTACAGATGTGAATAGATTTCCAGGTCCCCAACCCGTGTCGATCGAGCGTCGGCACTTTCCGCTGCTGAAAAGACAACCCTACGTGGTGTGCGAAAAGACGGATGGCGTGCGCTATTTCTTGTTGTGCCCACCCGGCTCGAAGGAGGTTTTTCTGGTGAATCGCAGTTTTGCAGTCGAGGCGGTTTCTTTTGCTGGCTTTCCCAAGGATACACTGCTCGACGGTGAGCTCGTCACGACCAAGGACAAGCGGCGTCTGTTTGTGATTCACGACGCGGTTCGGGTCAAGGGGTTTGATCTCATGAAGGAAAACTTGCCGACGCGTCTGGGATTTGCCATCACAGCAATCAAGGGGGTGATCAAGTCGCGGAGAGATCCGTTTGAGATGCGCGTCAAGGAGATGATTGAGTTTCACCAGATTTCTCTGATGAAACCGCTCGACACGTTCGAATACGAGACGGACGGAGTTGTGTTTACACCAGTGAACGAGCCGATTCGCATGGGCACGCACGAGACGATGTTCAAGTGGAAGCCGCTAAACCGGATCACGATTGACTTTGACATTCGCGAAGGCAGACACCTGTTCGTGCAGGAGAGGGGGGTTCCACACTTTGAGGCGGAGCTACACCTGCAGCACCGGAGATCCGACCTCCCAGATGGTACGATCGTGGAGTGTGGGTATGGGGAGCTTGGTTGGTTTGTGGAAAAGACGCGTCCGGACAAGGACCATCCGAACAACCGGAGAACATACTACAACACGTGCACCAACCTGCGGGAAAACATCGCGCTTCAAGAGTTTTATCTTTTGTAATAGAAATGTACATCACCCCTCCGTCGAGTCCACGGGGCGGCACACCCGTGGCACGCGGCCCGCTTTCACTCAATTCACTCAAGAACCTTCTTAATCGTTCGGGGAAAAATTGGGCTTTTACAGGAAGCCAAGCAATGAAGCTTCACGAAACAAACAATCATCCAATGCATCGCAGACCAAATGACATTGATATTCTCGTGAATCAATTAAATTTAGGAAATTTCATCACATTACTTAAATCAATTGGGTATAAACTAAATGGCCCCCCTCCGATGAGAGGAAACAACAAGGCGACTCTCAAAAACGGGAACCAACACATTGACCTGCTTGTCGCTGGAAAGCTTGGTCCAAAATTTACACCCACTACAGTGACAAAAGTAAAGGGATTTCCAGTTGTCACCATTCCTCACCTGATTAGCCTTAAACGGGCAGCAGGAGGAAACTCAGCTGCAGAGAATGTCGCCTTTTTGAAACGTCTGTTAAGGTCGGTACCACGCCATATAGAATGATCCCTTTGTGGGTGGCTCTGTCAGCTCAGTCACTGAGTCGTCATCCTTCAAGTACCACTTCCCGTACCGTTTCACGGCCAGGGCATAGTGTCCACCCCACTGAATCCCTGCATGCAGTACAACTGCAAACAGATGGCGTCCTTCAAAATCTTGAGGAATTTCAATCTGAAATTTAGAATTGTACATGGAAAAGGTGAAGCCAATCACCTTGGGCCACTGAGTCACCTTACGACCGATCGCCGCCACGTGATGTACTTTTCCAGTGTCATCTTGGTAATCTGAAATACCTGCATGTTTCCATCGGTTCTCCAAAATAGTTTCTAATTTAGAATTCGAATTAGGATCCAAAATCATGGTGGTAAAACTTTCATCTCTGACGGACTTTCCACCTGGGTACACAGTCTCTTGGACCTCGACCCCGTTGAAAATTCCCTGGATGAGATCCTTCCCGAGTGACGTTTCGAGTACGTCAATCATACACACAATCACCTCCTGTGCGTCATGCTGACCACCCCCTGCAAATGAAGGAAATTTGATTCTGAACTCGACTATCAGGTCATTTGGATTGACAGGATCAGAACCACCAACCAGAAACAATTGCTTGGCAACCTTCTGGTACTCTTTCGTCACCTTACAGTCTCCTTCGTACTTGTTCAAAAAGAGATACCTCGAAAGAGAAGGTATGTGTGCTAGGCACTGAATTGCAGTGTTGAAATAGCACGTGTTCCCGAGATTGACGAGTCCTCTCATCGACTTAGAGAAACAAGTATTTAAAACTTTAATGGAGTACGAACTCTTCAACCAGTGGGAGCCGGTGCTTAACAAGTACAAGAACTCCGCCAACACTGAAATTGAGATTCGGTTCGGCCGGAGATCTGGAAACAAATTTGACACGAATGTCGGAAAAGACACATTCTTCAAGGTGCTCAAAGCTCTCATCGCGCACGCTTACTGGGAATCCAAGCGACATGCCAAGTTTGACATGTACTATTTCGAAGATGGCAAGCGACTGCAAATCAACGAAGAGACGGATGAGCGTGACTCGGTCATCAAGCAGCGCGTCCTGGTCGATGACTTTGCACTGAATGGCATGCCGTTTGACGTGCGGCTCGGGGTGTCCAGTGAAGTTCCTTTCGAGTATGACGGGGAGACGGCGACCGATCAAAAGACCAAGGAGAGGTGGTCTTTTGTGCGGAAGAATTTGTCGATTGACATGTCCAAGGTGCAGGGGATCCCCGATGACCCGGATGATGACGACGACACAAATTACCAAATTGAGATGGAGATTATCGAGCCATCAAAGCTGCAAACGCGCGACGAGGTATTCAAGCTCATATACAAAGTGTTTGATCTTATGAAATGTATCGTTTAATAGGACCTGTCGCCGCTTTGGCGTTAATAATTGCCACGTACTTGTCCCATACAGACTTGAACTTTTTGTTCACCCCTGCTTTCACGAGCTCATTCCACGTGTGTCCATTCTTCCTATTAAGGCCAACGTTAGCCATTGCATTCGTCAGGCTCTCCACATTCGTCGATGCAGGAACTTTGAATACGTAATTGCTCTTACCCGTCTTTTTGACAGGAGACGGCGCAGCACCACTTGGTGAAAGCTTGGGGATTTTAAACTTGTAATTCTTGGGTGGGTTCCATGCGGGGATGTGCTTAATCTCACCCGTATTCATATTCTCGACATTGTGCGCGGCAAGTCCCGATGTTGGCATGAACGAATTGATCCAAGATTTCACAGCCGCCTTGGCATTCTTCTTCGTCTTGGAGACGAGTGCCGCTTGGACTATGGCATTCTTGAATCCCTGCTTCTTGTTGTTTGGCACCCAGTTGGGCACGACCGCCTTTGCATACAGCTTCTCTTTGTTCTGCTTGCTCTGTGACTTCTTTTTAAACTCCTTCGTCAGCACTTTCCAGACAGTCTGGACTTGAGCCTTGGTCTGGGCTTTACTCAGCGCCGCCTTCAGACGGGTGAGATTGGACGGGCTGTGTGTGTACTTGTTGCTCATTCGTACCGCAAGTTCCAGATTGAGAGCGAAATTGTTGTTGTTCATGCTCGAGGACGCGGAAGCTGCCTTGGACTTTGGTGCTACCGCCTTGGCTGCCGCCGTAGCCGTCGCCTTGGCCATCTTGGTGTTGAGAATGTACTGGTAGCGATTCTTTACCGCCTTCTTCTCGTACTCTGCGTACTGGTTTGCAGTCAGATACGCCCGTGCAATGGGTTCCTGCTCCTTTTTCAGGGTGGAAAATTGGCGCGTCCGGGATCCGCGCCGAACAGAGCCATTTGCCAAAAAGGTGTGCTTCACACCACCGATAATGACATTCACCGACATGTTCTGTGGAGATTGGATCGCCTTTTTGATATTCGCCACCTTCATCTTGCCCGAGACATGTGCAAGGTTCTTCTCAAACGCAACATTCAGAAGTTTCTGCTTTGTTGTCTTCTTCTCCACTTTTTTCTTCGGGGCGATAGTCTCCACATTTGCATTTGTAATTGAAAACTTGGCCTTTACGTTTGCTGGGATAGTCACCTTCGCATCCAGGTATGCCCGAATCGTCTTTGTCTTTTGGAGTTTGACATCTTTGAGCTCGTAAAACCGTGGTTTTCCGTTCGAACCTGGGCGAACGTAGAATCCATTCTTAGTTGCGTTCCAGCTCGGTGCCAACTTGTACCGGCGTTCCATCATGTTTTGAGCCTTGTTCATCTTGACCGGGGGTGAAGTCATCTTGTTCCCCGTGTGAAACATTGTATCACCGGGCATCTCTATTTCGAGACTCTTGAATGTAAGAGGGCCATCACTTGGGTCGTTCGAAAACGCAACGACTGTTCCGGTCGTAAAGATGTTCAGTGTCACCTTCGGGTCATCCTTTGTGCTCACTGAAATCTTCGTCTTTTTGAAAGCCTTGTTTGGAAGAGGTGCAAGCGCGGGGGGCTTTGCAAATGGATCTGCGTTTTCATTGAACCAGTGAGGTTCCTTCGATTTATTCGGGTCCTTTGCTAAGAAATTCCAGTCTGCCATATCGACCGACCTGAATGAAGACGGTGCCGACATGAGACGCTCGTAAATAACTTCGACGTTGATTTTGCGATTACAGTAGAATTTACAAACATAATTCGACTTGCCCGCCTTTTCAATCATGGCGTGAAACTTTCCCGGGAGGTATTCCTTTGCGAGAATCCGGGCGACCCTTTCCCATGGCCCGGATGAACGTATGATAATTTTGCCATTTTTGAACACGCTGATACTCGCGGTCTGGTTCGGTGAAAGAAATACCATGTTTATCTTCAAAAATAGTACGTCCGAGTTAATCTTCCCGGTGGCGGGTTGTGATTGCGTCTCCCGAAAGACAGCCTTCCCTTTGATCGATTGATATCCCAACATTTCAGTCACCGTGTACTGCCCGGATACAGTGATAAATTTGGAGGCGAGAGTCGCGAGGCTGATTGACTCACCGATTGAAGTTGTCGTGACACACCACGTCACTTGGGGTTTCGTAAGTGCGTATACATTTCCAACGCGGTTTGTAAATTTGGACAAACCCGATGGTTTGGACAAACCAGTCTTCATTAATACGTATCAACAATATTATTAGCCGCGAGGATGTCCAAGCCAAACACGAAGGGCTGCGCTGCATATGCCTGCCCATTGTACAAACGCGTGTCGGTCCGAACCTCGAGTTCGCGCGAACTGAAGGGGCCTGCGTAGACATCCTGGTTGAACTTGGGCTTTCCCAGATTGTTCTCTAGGCAATGTGCCGTGTAGACGCTGATGAACATGCGCTGAGGACAGCACTTGTCTTGGCCGTACACCACCTTCTCCGACGCCAAGAAGTGCTGGAGCGTGTTGGTCACCATCGCCACCTGGCTCTGGATCGTCTTGAAGTACTGAGGTAGAACGTTCCAGATATCCTTGGCACTATACTTGGCGGCGTAATCGAGGTACGCCCGAACGCACTTGCACAGAATGGCGGGAATCTCCGCATCCAGCTTCTGATCGAGATGAGGATCCGCATCCATCACCTGCTTTCCAAAGTTCCAAGGCACGATACGACGCAGGATAGACCCCGAATTGTCCTTCCAGCTCGGCACCTCGTTTCCTCCGAGCATGCCGGGAGTCGTCCACTGCAAACTCTTCGCCGCCTTGAACTTGCGCGCGATACTCAAGTCCTCACCTGAAACCAGCGACTGAAACTCCGCCTGCTCAAGCTGAAGATCCCCCTTGACCTCGGGGCTAATGAACATGAACCCCTCGTGGATCGAATCGAGGCCAAACTTCTTCTCGATGTTGTTTGACAGAATCTTGACATCCTCCGACTCGTAAAACTTTTTGCAAACCTTGGTGATGATGGTGGACTTGCCCGACCGAGCAATCCCCTTGATGAAGGGAATCACCTGCCAGCCGTCCAAGTCGTTCACGTCAAAGCACAACCGACCGCAAAACACGTACATCCACTTGCACACATCCTCGGGGAGGTTCTGGTAATCGAGAATCTTCTGAAAGTGAGGGGTTGGGATGTCGTACCAATCTGCAATCTCGGTGTACGGGTTGAACGGTTGATCAAAGTACTTTGAACTCACAATCGTGCCGTCCAGGCTTGCAAATTCGGGACTGCGATAGTCGTAAAACTTGATGACGTACTGATTCGTCGCCTCGTCCCAGTTCTTCCCAGCCAGCAGGCCGTTCTGAAACGACCACACGTTCCGGTTCTTCTTAATCTCCGGAAACTGGTAATCCTTGCACGAAGACATGTGCTTGATGACGTCATACACCAGACTGCCCTTGGATGTGAGATTCTTCCACATGTCGTACTGTGTCTCCTTCTGGGTCGCATCGTACACAAAATCCTTAATCTCCATCACCGGCTTCCAGGCACGGGTGTTTGCAATCTGAACGCAGCACTGATCCTTGTACCGCCGATATCCCGCCTTGTACGTCTCGTTGAAGAGGTACAACAGAATCTCCTGGTAGCTCGACTTTTTGTCGTCAAACTCAGGGCACGGCTCGACATACTCGGCATTTGTCGGAAAGTTGTACACGCAGTAGTTGTCAAGCCAGCCATCAAACTGCTCGTACATGTTTCGCCACAGACGAACCAGGCGGGCAATCCGACTCGCCACAATCATCTCATTCATGTTGACGTCATAGCTCTTCTTATTCTGCACTCCCAGGGCGATGGAACGTGCGCGCATTGCACGGCACAAGTTATAGAATCGATCACGGCGCTGTCGCACCTGACCATCAAGCTGTTTTGGGTCAAAATTCATAGCGTATCCATCCGGGTCCTTTTGCTGGCTGGGTGGGATAAGTACATGTCGCCACGCAATCTCAGGTACAACGAAATTAGCGGTTGCCTTGAGATTGAGCTCGTTCTCACGGGTTGTGAGCTCGTTCTCGATTTCTTCGGGGGACCATGTGCCGACAATCAAGTTGTTGTTCGTGTTCCGAATCTCTTCAGCATGCTCGAGAGTCAGCTCACGCTCAATGATCATCGGCTCGTCCCCCATTTTCTTTACTAATTAGATCCAAGCTTTTTTAAGTGGACTCAGCAGCGACAACTGTAGGTTTTATTGCTGACAGGATTTTAACCAAAATTTTGTTCTGCATCTCCATGCTGGTGGCGATCCGCTCGGTCGCATCCTTGAGGCTGACCATTGCGGTTGCCAGGGTGTCACCCTCCTCGGTCGTCAGCATGGACCCCAGTGCCTCCAGCAGGTCGACACCTCCGTCCTCCATATCAAACTCATCCTCTTCGTCCATGTCAATGTCATCGTCTTCTGGGAGCTCGGGCTCGGGGGTTGGGAGGTGGCGCGAAGACATTTGAAATTGGTTGAGAAAATAGGGGGCCAATTGGAGCGCGCCTCGCGCCAAATTATTTTCTTGGGGTATATTACAAAATGGCAGGTGGACTTATGCAGCTCGTTGCTTACGGCGCTCAGGATGTGTACCTGACTGGGCAGCCCAAGGTTACCTTTTTCCAGGCCGTGTACAAGCGCCACACCAACTTCGCGATGGAGAACATCCAGCAGACCGTGAACGGCTCCGCTGGAGCCAGCGGCCGTGTGTCCGTGACGATTGCCCGCAACGGCGATCTGGTCGGCAACATGTATGTGGCCCTGACCCCAGCCGCCTTCGGCTCGTCTAACCTGACCTCCAACAACATCGGCTTCGACACCTGCTGGCTGGCAGAGCGTGCCATCGCCGCCGTTGAGCTGACGATCGGTGGCCAGCGCATTGACAAGCACTACCAGGCCTGGTTCCGTCTGTACGCCGAGACCTTCCTGGGCGAGTCGGACAAGATTGCTTACGGCAAGATGGCATCCGCCTCCTCCCTGTTGACCACCGGCACCGGTGCTCCCCGCGTGTACCTGCCCCTGCTGTTCTTCTTCAACCGCAACCCAGGCCTGTACCTGCCCCTGATTGCCCTGCAGTACCACGAGGTGCGCCTGGACTTTGACCTGACCAACTACTACACCAGCTACTTCGGCACCAACGCCGTGGAGGTGTGGGCCAACTACGTGTACCTGGACACTGAGGAGCGCCGCCGCTTCGCCCAGAAGGGCCACGAGTACCTGATCGAGCAGGTGCAGCACACCGGCGGTGACACCATCACCAGCTCCAGCGAGACCAGCTCTTCCCTGGTCCGCCTGTCCTTCAACCACCCAGTGAAGGAGCTGATCTGGTGCTACCAGAATCCCGTCACCTCGGCCACCGCCAACCTGAACGCCATGTGGAACTTCTCCACCGGCACTGCCAATGTGCAGGTGTCCATCTCTCCCCTGGCAACCACCTACTCCGGTTCTTTGGGCCAGATGCCCCACGAGGTTGGGTGCCCCCACATTTTCTCCAACACCAACACCTCCTTCAGCGGCTCCGCCGTGACCGCCAACGCCTACTGGATCGAGGAGGGCGATCGCTCTCTGACCACCACGAACGGCTACGAGGTGGGCCCCATGCACCAGTTCAAGCTGGTGCTGAACGGCCAGGATCGCTTCAAGGAGCAGCTGGGCAAGTACTTCAACCAGTACCAGCCATACCTGTACCACACCGGCACCCCCTACCCCGGTGTGTACGTGTACTCCTTCGCCCTGCAGCCAGAGGAGCACCAGCCAACCGGCACCTGCAACTTCTCGCGTATTGATAACGCCCAGGTGGCTGTGTGGCTCAAGACTGCCACCGCACTCATCGCCAACTACAGTCTGCAGAAGATGTTCGCAGTCAACTACAACATCCTGCGCATCCAGTCTGGCATGGGCGGCCTGGCCTTCTCGAACTGATTCCTCCCATATTTATCTTATCTTATGGTAGGATTATTTTTAAAAATCCAAAAATAGCCCTTCGGGGCGGGCTTCGGCCCCAAGAGTTGTATCCCACCTCTTGGGGCTTAAATAAAAAACCTACCACTATGGTAGGATGGAGGAAGAGAAACTCAAAAAGTGTAGTAATTGTAGCCGTGCACCTCAACCACTTGCGGAATTTGTAAATGAAAAAGGAAAAGAGTGTTCGACTTGTTTGAAGTGTCGTGAAAAGGGTAAGAAGTTTGATTCTAAGCCAGAACGACGTGAATACCATACCGAAATTCAGAATGAAAAAAGATATGATACTGAATGGCGTAAAAGACAACTCGAAGAACGCCCAGATGAGTACCGTAAGCACAACAACGAAATATCTAAAGATTGGCATTCTAAAAATCCAAATTATACAGCTGACTGGAATAGAACTCATGTGAATGCACGATTAAATGCTGTAAAATTTGCAGCTGAAAAGCGTTGCATCGAATGGAACCTATCAGACGAAGAAGCAAAAACTATGATGACAAGTGCGTGCATCTACTGCAAACACATAGAACTCGAAGTTCGAGTGAATGGAATTGATCGCTTGGATTCAAGTAAGCCTTACACCACCGAGAATTGTCGGTCGTGTTGTAAGAATTGCAACTACATGAAAGGAACTTACGATCCTAAAACTTTCATTCATATGGCAAAAAAGATTGCAGAGTGTGACGCCGAGTTTCCAGATATACCAGCATGTGACGAACACAAGAAAGTCAACAGGAAGAAATAAATAGCCATAAATATAAATGGCTGGAGGAATCTTCCCAGGTCGACCCTTTGAGTTTAACATCAAGTGCGTCATCTTCACGTTGTTGATGGCTGGTGGCTATTGGTACCTCCCTCACAAGAATCTGTGGGTATTGTCGTTCTTGCTTTGGTTTCCATACATTGCTCTTGCATGGTACGACTGGTCTTACGATTGCAGGAACAAGCTAGGACCTACTATTATACCCTTTGGCCAGTACATATGGCTTCCATTCAAGCCTCCGGGATATCGGAAGGAGTATAACAAGCTGGCAGATGAGCAGATTCAGACTATGAATAAACTTGATCATCTGGTTGGGTGGACGCTCGTTGCGCTTTTTGCAGGACTGTACCTTCACAAAAAAAAGATTGTTTAATCTTAAATGAACTATTGGCAGTCGAAGATTAACGCCGCAAAGGCCAAGGCTGCTGCCAAGCGTCGGAAGACGCGTCTCGGCCTTCTGATGGGCGGTCTTTTGGCAACCGCGGGAGCAGCAGGAGGTGTTCACCTGAAACACGGCGCGAATACCGCCAGACAAAACGCATTCCTTGCAACACTCACTCAACAGCGTATGGGTCTCCACAATCTTCCAGTAGGTAAGATGTTTAACAGGTATGGTAAAATCCTCACACTGAATTTCACCCCAATCAATCCAAATAGAAGTAGCTTTTATTATGTGAATGGTAAGCAGGTTCCATTTATTCTGAAAGGTCCAAATAATAAAAAGTACATTCAGCGAAATGGATCGCTGTTAAAACTCGAAAAAGTGCAATACGATCCATGGGCCTACAAGACAAACGGTGAAGTTAAATATTAATCATACAGTTCAAGGCTCAGAACGGGAAATGTGTCCCATTGGAAGTGCGGGATATCCTCCTCGTACTCTTGGTGATTCGCAAGCACCTCTTCTTGAATAAACTCACCAAGATCCTCCCCAACGTAGCAATTATCCTCCAGAATCTCCTCCGCGTGTTCAGGCTTGAGCTTTACGAGTACCGTCTTCTTCTCAAACCCAATGTTGAGCGAACGCGAGTGCATGCAGTCCTCATCGGCACACGAGTGTAAATCCGTAAACACAACGGGACGAAGGTACGTCATCCGATAGAGCTTCTCTTCGGGAACCCCCTTTTTGAACAAAGTCTGACACAAGTCCATGCCCTGCTTATATTGGCCATCTGTCAGACTCTCTTTGATATCTTCGATGTATTCGGCAAATTGTTGACACGCCTCCATCTTGTAGTATTAGTTAATGTCCCCTCTATCCACCACTGACCATGACAACTTTCCATCGAAAACTTCTTCAATGGTTTTCGCGCAGAAATTAGGATCAAAATTGGGAGAACAACAAAAGACGTCGAGGTACACCTTGTTGTCCTCTGGGTAGGTGTGTGCCGAAAAGTGACTCTCGGCCAAGACGAGTACACCAGTAACACCCACTGGCTCAAACTGATGGAACGCCCTGCGCACAACCGTAAAGTCACACCTATCAGCTACAGTATTCATTTTCAATTCCAATTCAGAAACAAAATTGATTGCCTGACCCGTGAATAGTCCGATGAGATGTTTCATTTTATTTATAGGGCACGGTATGTCTTAACAGACATGAAAATGGCAAACACAAGCAGCAGTGTTGCGAGGATGAAGTTTGAGATTGTCTCTGCGTTGCGCGTCTTGTCCTTCCCCGCGAACGAAAACAGGGCGATGCTCTGTCCGTACAGAAGAATCACCAACATGATCGCAATCAGTTTGAACAGGTGGATAGAGATTTCCATGTACTATAGATGTATAAAATAAATGGAAACTCTCGTGGATTCACCGCTCAAGGGGCCTGAACTCATGAAAGCTTGTATTGCAATTGAGCCCGATTTGACGACAGCTCTCGACTTGATGATTCGCATTTCGACTGAGCGCAAATTTCGTGACACGATCAAAATGACCTTTCAAACCCTTGAACAACTTATCAAGCACATTCAGAAACTGGACCTCAAAGATCCGGTGGCGTTTAGCGAGAGGGTGCTGACTACTCTTGTTCTAGCTCCTTCAGCAGTGCCTTCAAGTTCTCACCGCCTCCGACGTTGGTGGCAGGGGCTGTGGCCACTGCTGTGCTGTTCATCGGTTTGCCAATCCACACCACCCACAGAGCAAAAATGAACACACCGAGGATCATGCTGGTGGTTGCCTTGATGGCCTCGTGGGGGAGTAGCCGCCTGTCCTTGATGACAAAGGTCTGGACGCCAAACATGAATAGGTAGACACCTGCAAGAAGAGTCATCGAAGCGATCAGGTCGTAAATAGGCGCCATTAATACATAAAGATATTTTAATCTGAGACGGTATGCAATTCGCCTATCTGGACGACACGGCCGGGGCGGTTGACTTAATGGTTGGTACACTTTTACACAGCCTTCAGCAACACAGAACCACCCGTGAACAACTCGCTGAAGATGACGTCCCCGAAGTTGAATTGCCCGATGACTGGAGAAAGTTTAAGGATTCTCTTCAAGCGTTCCAGAAAGAGTACACATCGACGATACGTTGCGTCCGTGAGACGGAACAAACTCTCATGATTAAGAAGAAGAAACTCGAGACACTTAAGAAGCTTGCAGACACGTTCGACGATGGACCATATAAAGAAGAGGCGACTCAGCTTGTTAGTAAATTTGAGCAAGAGGAGGACATCAGCGGGGAGGAGGAGGAACTGGCATCACTCAAAGGTACTGCGCGAGCCATGAAAAACGCTCTTGAGAACACAAACCTGGAACAGGCTTTGAAGTTTCAGTGTTTTGTGTGCATGGACAAGGAGATTGACAGTTTTCTCGATCCATGTGGCCACGTGATTTGCACATCGTGTTGGCGACGAAACAATTCGACATCATGCCCCGGATGCAGAACACGAGTTACACCTAAAAAGATTTTCACGCTCTCGTAACTC